CGATGCTCCCACGGCCGCCAGGTGTCTTCAGTCACTGCTGTCCTTTCATCGACATTTTCCATTTCGATTATGCTTAAACTGGCCGCCGACGGCGCATTCCCGGAATCTGACCGGGCATACTTCGCGCGAATGTGATTATTGTTTAAAGCCGATTCAACCAGGAACCTGGTTGCATCTACAATTTCTGTGAGACTGCCGCCGCTGTTGGTTACTCCAAAGTTTGCGCCTTCTGGCAAATAAATAATTTTGTCGCTGCCAATGCGGATATCACTCGCTGAATCAACTGATGTCACATACTTTATCCCCATCGCTCCATACCGGATGGCCAACTGTAGCTCAAACTGCGCCACATTGACCGCCAGGTCAACATCTGCGATGTCCTGGGCATTACCTACATAAAAGTCGCGGATCGGGGGGTACCGGTGGCTGAATGTCACTGGCAGCAATCCGTATGGATTAATATCGTTTTCATTCACTTTAATCTGGTGACCCAACTCATCCATCAAATAATGCTTGCCAGGCACACCGTACCTTTCTTCAGTCCAAATTGCGAAAAGTGGCTTCTCAACCCTGGCATTTCCATAAAATTCTATGGGATAACAAATGCCTACCGGCCTGTCTTTACTGTCACCAGCTAAAAATATCGGTGTAAAATGTGAAATTGTCTCGTAAGTGAGCCGATTCTCAATCTCGTCCCACCTGGAACGGAATGCCATGGTGCCAAGTAAGAAAGTAAGGCGTTCTAATAATCTGCGCTGAGAGATCAAAGTAAATTTGTCGATCGAATCAAGATACTTATCACCAACAGTCAGTTTGGGGCTGCGCTTGAAAGACATGGAACGAATAGACACCACGCGCTTAGTTAGATTCTGCTGGATGATAGGGGCCTGGGCTAATGTCTCCCGGCCAAAATAACGGGAAATGTACCGGTCTGTCTCCGTACCCTCGTACCAGTCAAGCAAATAATCCACCTCGCGAGTCCTGGCATCCTCGATCTTGTTCAAGGTTTGCTTGAGCGCAGAAATGACAGAAGATTCAGATAGGTCTGGTATAGTAAGCATATCTATATATTCACCTAATCGATGACACGAAATCAACCATGCCAGCTTTGTTATTGCGGATCGGAAACAGATTAACTATCATAAATCTGAGCGCATCACACGCATGCTCACGGCCATCCTTGACCGGCTCATGCCTTAACGATTGCTCCGCTTTGTGCTCCGGGTAATGATAGTTTTCGTATGAACTGAGCGACTCCTTGCACTTCGGATGCATGAAAAAGTGTGCCTTACCATCCGCATCCTCAAACCAACTTCGCATATGCGATACTCCACTGACTACATTCCGGGTCACCGCGTCACGCTTAATGGTGACCCGTAAATTATTCGCGGCAAATACACTCCAATCCGATCGGCCCGATTGAAGATTCATACCACTACCCGCCGGATCACCATATATCGCCGTATAATGATATGGCTTGGCCTTCATCGCGTCCGCTAACTGCTGTGTGGTAGAATTGGTCAGGCTGATCTCGTCAATCTGATGTATGTCGGCGAATCTGTCGGTTTCATTTCGTAACTGACAGATAACAACATGGGCCTGCCGGTATCCGGGATCGACTCCCGCGTATACTGGCTTACTGGGGTCATATTTAATGTCTTCGCGAACACTTTGAAATCTGTCCAGCGGAAAGCATTTTCCCTGGTATGACTGGAATTCACAAAGTATTTCCTGCCTGAAAGTTTCTTTCGTAAGCGTTCTTTTGAGGTCATTTATGTCATCCTTGAAATATGGGCTGTCTGTACTGGGGAAACGCCAGGAAATCCACTCCGGGTAATCCTCAGATTCCCCGTATTTGAAGTAATCCCAACCATGGTTGAATCCACGCGGGGTGGAACAGAATAATGCCCAACCCTCCCGATCAGCCAGGGTGGGCCGGAGATACTGCTCATAAGTATTGCGTGATATGAGCGCGAATTCATCTATTATTAAGTAATCAACACCACAAAATGACCCCGCAAGGTCAACCCTCGCCAATAAGACTGTCAGCAGCATCCGCTGACTTCACTACGAGCTCACTACCCAAACCGGCAATCTTCATACTGTAAAGCTCACCGTTAATTTCTTTCTTTGTCTCCAATGGCAACTGCAACTGCTGCATTACCATTCGCTTGACCTCCCTGGCAATCTTCTGGGCCAGGGCGTAGTTGGGACCCACGATCCAGCCCCTGGTCTTTGGGGTCAATAACCATGGCATGATCTCATGGGCCGCCATGTAGGACTTCCCAGAGCGTCTGCCCATGAAACAAACGCGAAAACGAAAATTATCTGCGTTATGAACGTGCAATTGCTGTGGAGTCGGGGTGTACCCCAAGATCTTCCAAAGCTTTTGCTTGTTCATTATTTTTCTTATCAACCGGGTTTTCCTGAAATCCGCATTCGCGCAGGATCGTTTCTAAATTGCCAGTCATGTCAATCGCAGTACGCTCATGCATGTTTAAGAAATTCTTNGATAACCATATCTGCATGGCAATCGAACCGTTCTGAGCCGATTTAAACATTAAATTTCTCAATTTTAACTTCATCTCAGAGCGGCCAGCCTGGTACTGGGATCGGAAATTCTTACGGATAGTGCTCTCGTCACATCCGAAGTATTTGCCCAGGTCAGCGTAGCTACAACCAAAACTGGCCAGCATCTGGACCTTTGTAGGATCTATGTCTTTACTGTTCATACTTATTACCGGAATCGATGACACGTTTTATTTTTTTAATCGACCGGGCCCAATATATCTTGCAGCTACCCTCGGANATCCCGAGCTCNTNGGCGATGATNGGGTAGGTGTGCTTCTGGCATCTCATCTTGAAAACTTCTAACTCACGAGGCGAAAAACTGTCGTAAAACTCGTGGGCCGCTAACTGGAGCCAGCGCAGTTCCNNCGGGATGAGCCCGCTGCGGAAGGCGATCATTTTCTGGATGTACTCATCAGCCTGGTCAATCGCGTCAATCAACCGATCTGTGTCAGCATCCGTCAATATAGTCCAGGTTGACTCCATTATTGTTGCTTAAGTATACATAAAAAGAGTGTTTACAAAAATGGGGAAAATTCTATGACGGGGTAAGTCGCGCCAGGCCGGGCTGGCCTTGGTGTACCGGGAAAAATCGAGTGTAACATATTGAAACAATGGCCATATCGGATAAGGCAACCGATGGGCCGCCCTGGACAAATTGCAGGCCTGGACCAAATAGGACCAAAACCGGGCCTGGCCTGGCAGTTCTGGCAATCCGCACAGGTTCCTATTTTTAGATTGTTCGCTGCCTGGCATCATATTTAAACAAGTGTTGACAGAAGCAACAAAAAAAGCTATTATCAAATAGTTACTCAGTATATATAGCGAACGATAAAAAACCATGAGTACACAACAAAAAACAAGGAAGGATAAAAGACCATGAGACAGCAATTAATAAAAGAGATACTGGACCATTTAAGCAAGACTTACTGCGAAGGATCAGGCCAGTATATACAAGTAAAAAAGATGCTAAACAAAAAAGCAGTTTCCAACCAGGATATACATTCACTTTGGAGTTTAGTTATGACCAGCACAACAAAAAACAAGGAAGGATAAAACAGCCATGAAACCAAAGAACAACAGAAAACAATCCGCAACAATTGCGGAAGCTTTAGCCAGGCTAGTTAAAAACCTGGAACAGTTCAACAATGGCCTGGAAGTAGTTTGCTATGCAAAGCAATACAGGCACACAACCATAATCAACAAGGAAGGATAAAACAATGGATTACACAATCACAATTACACTCAATACTGACAACCTGGCATTTAATGAAACTGGCTTTTCATTGTTTGCTGAAACTGTCACAGTATTAGAAGACTTACCGCAGCATATTGCGGAAGTTATTGCAGATCATGCAAACGGGCAGAAATCACTCATAGATACATTTGGAAACAATGTAGGCCAGGTCATTACTGTGATTAACAAACCAGAACAAAAACAGTTCTGGGCATACTGCGAAGCATGCGAAACCACCACACGAATACACCAGGAAGATTCTGCCCTGGCAGAATTTCCGATCCAAGAATGTTCGATCTGTGGAACACAAATAAACAAGGAAGGATAAAATACCATGAACAACACCACAATAAACCGCCGTTTTCTGGTTAGGCTGTCCGATACAGTCAAAGCCTGCGGATTAACTGCCCAGGCTTTAAATGAAGCTATGGACGCTCTGAAAGCCAGGGCGGCAGAACTGAATAAACCGGGCTGGTTTAGATATGCGCTAAAATTCAAAACCTGGGTAAACTGCCAGGCCTGGGACCAAGTACCGTTTGCTGTCCTGGCCCTGGGTAATGCTAAACTCCCGTTTCTGGCCTACTCAACCCTACCAGGCATAAACTGCCCCGGGGCTGGTACTTGCTGGCTGTTTGGCCTGGGGTTTTGCTATAGTGTCAAAGCCTGGCGGTACCCTGGCGGGTACTTAAGACAGTTACAAAACACAGTCTTAGAAGCTGGCCCGGCAGGCCAGGCCATAATTAGAACAGCCATAAAAGAAAAGCTTAAAGAAGCTGAATTTACAGGCCGCGAAAATATCCCATTTCGTTTGTATGTTGACGGGGATTTTAGCAGCCTGGCAGTTCTACGTTTCTGGATGAACACCTTAAAACAGTTTCCCCAGCTACAAGCCTACAACTACAGCAAGTCTTTACACCTATTCCAGGAACTAGACAAGACAGGCTTTAAATGGCCTGAAAACTTCGTATTAAATGGTTCTGCAGGTTCTGTATATGACAAGACCAAAACAGCGGCCTATGTATCAAAGCTGGCCTTTTTTCGCGGCCCGTTTGTTCCTGCCCAAACTAGTAAAGCAACTTTAAAAGCCTGGAGGCAGCGGAAAAAAGGTAAGCTTGACAAGCTTCCCAAGTTCGCAGGCCAGGAAATAAGATCCAACTTCCCAGGTGAAAAGGTCTTCATTTGTCCTGGGAACTGCGGAGCATGCACAGCGGCAGGCCATGCCTGTGGAGATAATGCCAGGTTTCACGATATTAAAATTGTGATACCGGCGCACTAATGAAAGAAATACTACTAATGGCCTGTTTTGTCCTGGCTGCCTGGGTTGCTGCTTTTTTCTTGGCTTTTCGCAAGATTTACAGCCAGGGCAGCCCGCAGGATGAAAACATTCAAAAAAAAGGAGATCAAATAATGATTGAAAACATAGAAAACGGTTTTGAAACTATAGATATTCGCAAGGATAAAAATTGGATTGCATTCGATATTTTCGGAGTATCGATACAAATAAACTTTGCCAGTAGCAAGGGCCGCTATTGGTTAACAAAGCCTAAAACTATATACATTGATCCTTGGAACTGTGCCAAGGAATTCATTATAGATATAGCGGAAGGTACTTGCAAAGCTTATGACACCATAGAACCTATAAACTAGAGCACAGCCAACCCCTAAAAAAGGCCTGGAAACAGGCCTTTTTTTTTACCCATACCCAGTACAGGCCAGGCCTGAAAAAAGGCTGTCAGAGCTAAAATAACCCCATTAAAAAAGTTTCCTGCACACCAGGCCAGGCCAGAAAGCACTAAAAAAGGCCATTAAGGCCGGTTTTTTGTTTGCCTGGCTACTGTCCTGAAAAGCAGAAAAGCCAGGATCTTAGGCGCAAAATTGCAAGCCTGCCGGCCTGCCCTGGTTTGGTCCTGGCTGCCTGGCCTGGTTTTTTGGCTGTTTT